ACAACATTCACTGTTGCAACACCATGTCTTACATTGGGTGCCAATCCAACAAGAGATGATATATTAGCTGCAACAGTGACAAAACTATGCTCTGTTTCAACTGATGTGGCAGCAATTAAGGCAGATTATGTAAAGGCTTCTACATTATGTACTGCTGTGGCTACATGTCTTGCCAGTAGCACCTCTCAAGAATACACAAAAATGCCTAAATATGTAGCAATGGCCTACATGGGGCCGCTCTCTGTATTCGACAGCACTGGTAAGGGACTAGCTGCTTTCGGATATGATAAGGTGTACATATGTAATGGTAATAATGGCACCCAAGATATGCGTGGTAGAGCCGCTGTAGGAGCCAATACAAACGTTGTAGGGCCAGCTTTGGATGCTGCTGTTGACCCATCAACTCCAGCTAATGCAGGCTACAGTATAGCTCAAAACACCAAGAAAGGGGCTTATACAGACACTCTCACTGTCACTACAATGCCAGCCCACTCTCATGGTATTACAGACCCCGGCCATACACATACATTAACAATGGCTTCTTTCCCCAAAGAACCGGGTAGCTCTAGCACAAATCATTTAGAGCCCTATGGGTCTACAGCTACATCCTCTTCTGTAACAGGTATCACTATCAATTCTGCTGGTAGCAGCCAGCCCCATAACAATACACAACCATCCATAGGGGTAGTGTGGATTATTCACATTCCATAATATATAAATCAATAATTAATGTCGTGCCAAGATTGCAATGAGTCAAATATATCTCTAACTGGAAGTTGGTTTCCCGGAAGCCCTTGTATACAAACAGATTGTGGAGGAGCCTCTACAAATGCCGCATGTGTTATATACAATGGTGCTAATTTAGAATGCTCTGGAATAGAAACACTAGACAATCTAGAGGTGGCTCTACAGAAGATAGATGAGCAAATATGTGCAGTTATAGGAGATTATAGTACATATACGATGAATTGCCTACCAGATTGGTGGGAAGCCTCAATCACCACACAAGCAGAGTTTGTTGATGCAATTACATCCTTCACATGCAATATATATGAGACGTTTAATACATTTGTTGATGTTACATATGCTGCTGACCTCACTGAAATAAATGACCAAATAGCAGCCCTAAATGTTCCGGGAATCACATGCGCCACTGCCAGTGTAACAAATACAGATACACTAGTACAAATACTGAACAAGTATTGTACAAAAATGACGGCTCTTACAACAGCTATAGATATATCCTCTGTTGTATGGAATAATTGCTTTACTGTGGTGTCCTCTCCAACAACAATAGCTGGAGGGTTTCAACTATTAGCAGACCAAATATGTGATGTATATGATTTAATAGGAGGTGGGGGAATATTGCCAGTGTTTAATAATTATGGTAGCTGTATAGGTGGCACATCCTCTGATAGTCTGGTTACTACTATAGGATTGATTAAAACCAGACTTTGTTTAACCCCCACATTAGATAATGATAATCTAACATCAGATTGTATAACTATACCATCAGCAGACCAGGATTTAGAGGGACTATTACAGAATATGCTAGATGGCTTAGACCTTCTTAAAAAGAATTATGTAACATTTGATGGTGGAGATTTCACCGTATCCGCTACCAGTGGAGACCCTTGTGATGGTATTACAGTGGCTCTGGCAACACCGTTAAATCAAGATAGATTTGTAGCTGTTAGTGCTGGAGATGCTTCTCCAAGCACATTAATTGTTAAAATAGCTTCAGCAGCTGGTTCTATAGCTGTTACAAATAATGCCGATACCACTTTAAATTTAGAGATATCGGATTCCAATAAAGGAGACATTACTACTACTGTAACTGGTACTACATGGACCATAAATAATGACGCTGTTACATATGCTAAGATGCAGAACATAACCACTGGAAAAATCTTAGGCAGAAGTACAGCAGGAACTGGCAATATTGAGGAACTATCAGTCGGCACAGGTCTACTTCTATCGGGTGGTGTGTTAAGTGCTACATCTTCTACTATACCAATATCCTCTCTTTTAGCAGCTACGGCTTCAAATACAATTGATAATGGAAATTATCAACAAGCTTGGGCATGGAATGCTCTCAATGGAGCAAATGGTTTGACTTTATCCTCTACATCTACCGCTGGTGTTGTACAATATCTTCTTAGTGTGAATTTATCAGGAGCCATGATAGCAGCTAATACAGCCACTTCCTGTGCTTATTTTCTTAATAGCCACACTGGTACAAATAGTTCAAATACAGGTATTATAGCAGGGGCTTCTGGTGGAACAGATAATTATGGAATTGTTTGTTGGGGAGCAGGGGGACAATGGGGTACCTCAGGCGGAGCCTCTATATATGCACAGGGTAGAATGAGAATTGATGGTCAAATTGATACATATGGCAGTACATCTGGTGTTGTTACAATTAAACCAGCTGCTGCTGCTGGAACATGGACACTTACATTACCAACAGATGATGGTGACATTAGAAAATTCCTTACCACAGATGGAAGTGGGGTGACATCATGGGGTTATCCATTAGCTGAAAGTACATATACTCCAACATTATATAACACTACCAATATAGCGGCCTCAACAGCTTACACAACCAGATGGTATAGAGCGGGAAATATTGCTCATGTATGGGGCACTGTAGATATAGATGCTACTTCTGCTGCAACACCATCAGAATTAGGGATGGAACTCCCAGCAGGTTCTAATTTAGGACAATTATATGATTTAGCAGGTACAGCTGCTTTTGAGGATGGGACAGCTGTTAAAATTGTAGCCGATACAACTAATGATAGGGCTAAGTTTCTATTTTCCCCAGTAACAGCCACCAATAATAAATACACCTTCCATTTCACTTATATTGTAATATAAAAAAGACACGGCTTTTTATTGGTTTAAGCTTGTCTCCAGGGGCTGTGGAAACATAGCTCCTGTTTTGTTTAAAAAATAAATATGTTAAAAAATTTGGAATTCTCAGATATTAATTTTAGCTTTGCTATAAGTTTATTTAAGGAGATAATCAGGCAAAAATATTTGGAAATTTCAAATAAAAGCATTAGCTTTGCTAATAAGGAACTCACTAAAAAGGAGTTCCCGGAAGCCTCGGCACCCCTTATTATCTCCTAATAATAAAGCTGGGGCTTTTTTGTGCACCCATGTGTATATAACCAATTTTTAGCTCTAAATTAAAAATTTAGCTTTATAGGCACTGCAATAGTTATTCTTGATGTTGCAGGTATGGTGGTGGCAAAATTGTAGCTCTAACTCGCTCCCGTTAACTACGACTCCCAAGCATTAAAAAATAGCCATTTAGCCCCAGACAGAGGAATCTGGAACCTATAGGTAGCTGATTCTACTGGAATCCCTTGGGAGGAATAGGGGAGCTTGTGTAAAAAATAAATTTGGTAAATTCAAAAAAAAGTATTATTTTTGCTTCCGATAGCTTATATTTTGAACTAAAAACCTATTATGGCAGAAAACACAGAATTACTAGAACAAGTAGAAAAACTCCTAAGTTGGAAGAAATCGAAGATTTTTATGGCTGAAAAACTTGGGGTGACAGTAGAAGAAATAGGACAACTCTTGGCAGAGTTAAGAGGTAAACCACTGAAAACCAATGACTTAGATGCAGTGTGTGAAGAATTAATAGAAGAAATGGATGAGAGAATTAGAGAAATAAATATAGAAAAGGGAACACTAAAGAGCTCTGTAGTGAGCAATTTTGAGCCAAAAAGTCATGAAGAATTGGCAGAATTACATAAGGTGGATTTGAGCAAGTATAAAATTTCCTCATATTGGACTAAACAAAGAGGGGAGAGATTTACAAGCTCACTGCTGTGCACACTAATTAAATCAGAGGACCCAAAGGAGTTTCAAGGTCTTTTTACAGAATTTCTGAAATCTTATAAAGCCCCAAAAATAGAAACCAAGGTTAGGGCAAAATACCCTAGTAAACCAAATGGCTGTTTGGTAATAAACAAACAGGACGAGCATATAAACAAACAGGATATAGAGGGTAATAATGACATGGAGGCTAGAATGCAGAATGTTCTTGCTAAAATATCTGTTATACTAGAGCAAAGCTCTTTGGCTAATAATCTTCAAACGATTAAGTATATAGTGGGGTCAGACGAGTTTAACGCAGAGTGGACAGGTATGACTGTAAAATTCACACCGCAGTCTAATATAGGGAGTTACCAAGAGTCGTTTAAAGCTGTGTGCGACTACGAGGTTAGGGTTATAACAACCTTACTACAGTATAGTGATGATGTAGAAGTAGTATACTTGGCTGGTAATCATGATGAATATATCGGATGGCATCTTATTAATTGGCTAAAGACTTATTTTAGAGAGGCTACTAACCTCTCCTTTGATGAGAGTTCTAGATATAGGAAGTATATCAAATATTCTAATACAGCTATGATGTTTAATCACGGAGATGTGATTAAACCTGAAAAACTAGCATCTCTATTTCCAATGGAATACAAGGATGAGTGGAGCTCGTGTGATAATTACTTTATATTTACAGGGGATAAACATCATTTATTAGCTAAAGATTTCAATGGTATACAATTTTATCAAATACCATCATTGTCTAAAGCCACCTCACTGTGGGATGATAAAGGTGGATACACATGCTCTAAAGCTGAGTTGACAGCATTCTTAGTAGAGCAAGATAATGGAATGACTAATATTTATAAACAGCCTTTATGATAGCGGGGGTAGAATGTAAAACCAAGAAGTGTATTAGATGCAATAAGATACTTCAAATAGGTAAATTTTATAAAAGTGGTCAATCAAAAGATGGCCTAGCCACTTATTGCATAAGATGCGAAAGCGATAGAAAGAAAGAAGCTAGAGATGGTAATACAGATTTAATAGAGAAACATAAGAATAATAATAGGTTATGGTATCAAAATAATAAGGAGAAGAATAAAGAGAGAAATAAGAAGTGGATAGAGGAGAATCCAGCGAGATATAGAGAACTTAATCTTAAACATAGGTTTGGAATATCACTAGAGGATTACAATAGAATACTAGAAGAGCAGAACTATTGTTGTGGAATTTGTGGCGTGCATAGGGATTTTATAACCCAGCATATGGCCGTAGACCACTGTCACAAAACAGGGAAAATTAGAGGGTTGCTGTGTAAAAACTGTAATTCGGGACTTGGATTTTTTCAAGATAATAATGAGGTATTAGAAAAAGCAATAACGTATTTAAACCAATAATATGTACAAAAAAGAGATAAAAGCTAGAAAAAAGATGATAAAATTCCTTTTAAAGGAATCCAAATCCATTAGCTATGAAGTGATAGAACCTTATGCAATAATGCTAGGAATTTTATGCATACAGATTGACAGACTCAAAAACCAATAATATGACAGAACAAATAAGCGAATTACAAGAAATATTAGACCAAGAACCAGCTGTTGAAACAGTTGATAAAACGGGACTAAAAGAAAAAGAGCTCGAAGAACTGTTCCACAAATTGGTGGTCAATTTTAAATTGAGGTGGTCTAATAAGAATCCACCAACAGAAATTAGCCAAGCAGGACTATATAATTATGCTATAAGCATAATGAAATATGAGTTCCATAATAGGTTCAGTGATGATAAAGCTAAAGAAATAACAGATAAATATAAGCCTTAAAATGTCTGTGAGACAGTCTAAGTTTAGGAGTAACCTAAGTGATGAGGAGAGAGCCGAGAGAAATTCTCCTGATTATATACATATATGCTCTAAATGTAATCTTCCTAAACCCAACACAGAGTATAACACCAATAGGTGTGGTTACGGCAGAAAATTCACATCAGAGTGTAAATCTTGCCGAGCATTATATTCTAAGACTGAGGGTAAGGAAATGAAAAATAGGGTTGCTATTAAGCAGAGGAAAAAACATAGATTAAATATGATTTTTAATTCTGCCAAAGGTAATTCTAAAAGAAAGGGTATAAAATTTGATTTGAGTCAAGATTTTATAAATTCCCTTTTTGAAAAACAAAAAGGTCTATGTTTTTATAGTGGTAAACCCATGTATGACGACATCACAGGTATGGAAAATTCAAATGATTCTGTATCAATAGATAAAATAATACCAAGCAAGGGCTATATAGAAGGTAATGTAGTCTTATGTAGGTGGATAATCAATAGGATTAAACAAGACCTTACTATAGAAGAGTTTCTTCAGATGTCCGAAGACATAAAAAACAATATGAAAAATGACGTATAGAAGTATTATATCAGATATAAGAGGTATGAGTAAATTGTTAAATTCTGATGATTTATTAAACGACAGAGTGCTAATGGGTGAAGTGAGAGCAGCTGCCAATCTTATTGTTGGCCAATCCCTCTCTAAAAGAAAATACTGGCAATCCCCAACACTTTTTGCTCCTATAATGTGCCTTGAAATGGAGCCAGTTCCTCTATCACAATGCTGTGAATATACGGGAGAGAGAACGGTTTCAATTTCTAAAAAGTCGCTTCCTAAAATAGGAGAGGGAGTATTTGGATTGGCTATACAAGGAGTGTTTGGTATGGATGGCTCAGTGAAGTTTTCACCCACTAATCCTAATAGGTATAGCAATCTGTTAAAACTAAGTCTTACTAATCAGGACAAATTCTTTTGGGTTAGAAATGATGGTAGGGTGGTTGTGACAAATGAGGATACAGCAAAAATAAACATGTTTGCCTATTTTACAGAGCCTGTGCCAAATCATTTATTATACCCCGGAGAAGATTGTGATTGCATAGTGAAGCCATCTATTACAGACCTCTGTACCAATCCTTTAGACCAGACGTTCTTTTTTATAGAAGAAAGGCTATTTGACCTTAAACAACTAGTTTATAAAAATCTAATGGCCACATATTTTGGTATACAGTCTGATGTTACATCAGATAATAAAGACGATACAACAAAAAAATGAGAAGTCCGGTAGACTACAGCCAAACTAGCAGAGCCACATATGACAGATTTAAAGAGGCTCATCCAGAAATAAAGCTCTCTTATTTGGAGTTTGTAAACATCATTTACACCTTCAACTATGGATTTAGAGACTATCTTCTAGAGACAGGAATGAAGGGAAAGCTTCCTTGGGGTATTGGAGATTTTGCAATATCAAAAAGGAAACCAAGAACTAAAAAGATATTAGACGATGGGTATGAAATGATTGTTCTACCTGTGGATTGGGTGAAGACCAGAGCCGCAGGTAAGAAGATATATCATTTAAACAGGCATACAGAGGGGTTTAAATTCAGAGTAAAATGGTTTATAAAATCCTCTAGATTTTTAAACTCTGATATATGGAGTTTCAAACCCTCCAGAGTGACATCTAGACTTCTGGCCCACTACATAAAGCAGGGCAACCAACATAGATATTATGAGTGGGACCTAATTAAGTAAGTGTTAAAAACATTTAGTTTAGCCCCAATATATTCTACTCCACCCAGTTTAATCATATTTCTTCCATACCACTATAAATAACACTTCCATGTCATTTTATTATAAATATAAATTTGTCAGCCCTGAACCCATCTTTGCTTTAGTAAAGGAGGAGCTTAAGAGCTATTTCGACACTGGAGCTATAGATGATACATTATTTGGGATGTACACTTTTAAATGTTTGGAGAAACTAGGAAAGGCCAGTTATCCAATTAATCAGGCCATGCTCTGTATTGATACAAATGAAGCCCGTCTTCCTGACGATTTTCATGCTGTTAGAGAGGCTTGGGCATGTATAGACTACCAGACATCATACCAACTACCAAACGCCACATACACCCAGCTATTACAACAGCACACCAGAATAGATGGTGCTAATTACTATTGCACATCCTGTGCAGATGATGAAGCACCAGATATTATACAGGCTATATATAAAACCACTAACACAGTGATGTTTAAGTGGAAAAAAGAATATCTACTTACTCCGGGGAATGCCTATCCAGCTTGTCCGGATGACTTATATTGCGCCAATTATAATGCAATGGCTGATAATAGTTATGATGTAAGAGATAATAAATTTGTCACTACATTCAGAGAAGGGAAGGTGTACATACAATATTATTCTAATCAATATGATAGAAATAATCAGCTTATTCCAGATGAGTATAGGATTAAAGAATATATAGAGGCCTTTCTAAAACAGAAGATGTATGAACAACTTAAAAATCAAGCTACGGATGAAACCAGAGGAGTGTTAACAAAAGAGTGGCAAAATTATATGCAGATGGCCGATGAAGCTTACATATTAGCTGACACAGAGAATAAGAAAGAAGATGTTTATAGAAAGCAAAGAGCTATTAAACGGACAAAAAACAGGTTTGACAAATATAATATCTTATGAGGGTAAATAAAAGTCCATTTTCTGATTTTAAAAATAAAACTGGAATATATAGAATTATTAATATTAATAATAATAAGTTTTATATAGGTAGTGCAAATAATTTTTATGTAAGATGGCATTTACATATTAGCAGACTACGTAAAAATAATCATGATAATAGTCATTTACAATCCTCATTTAATAAATATGGGGAAAGTAGTTTTTTATTTGAGGTTATAGAGGAGTGTGAGCCAAAAATTTTAATAGAAAGAGAGCAATACTGGGTGCAGACACTTAATCCAAATTATAACATACGAACTGTTGCGAATTCAAATCTAGGGTTAAGGTGGAGCCAAGAAGCAAAAGATAGGAAAAAGGCTAAATATCCACCTAGAAAAATATACGAATATGATTTAAATGGTAATTTTATAAAGGAGTGGAGGTGCGCTTTAGAGGCCTCAAAAGAGTTGAGCTATACTTATTCTTCTATTAATTTTAATTTAAACGGAAAGTTTAATAAATGTAAAAATTCGATATTCAGGTATGAGAGATTTGAGAAAATAGATGCTTATACACAAAAAAGACCAGATGTAGTAAGAAAAATTTATATAATTCAGAGAAATAAAAACGGTGAAATATTGGAGATTTTTAAAGGCTCAAAGGAGTGCTCTAAAGCTCTTGGATATAGTAATCACACTAAAGTGGCTGCCCTCATATTTCATAATAGATTTGATAAGCTGAATTATACATTAGAGTATGGAGATAAATATTTATAAAATTGGCAGAAGAACAGTCTAATATACGGGCTAATGCTAAACAAGCATTTGCAGGCCTCAATCTAAACAGCGTCCCCTCTCAAATAAAGGGTGGACAGCTGTCTTGGGCTATCAACGCTGTTGTGTCTAATTTTGATGGAAATTCCATATCCTATCAGAATGAAACTGCCAACAAGGAGTGTGCTACATTTCCAGATGGGTATGTTGTTATAGGACAAAGAAATATAGTAGAAGACAATGTAAAGGTTTTTTGGCTAGTTGACCCTATCGGCGGACACTCAGAAATTGGTGTTGTTATAGATTGTGTTTACACCAAAAAAATTAATGCTGATTGTTTAGGTTTTGATGTACATCATCCAATTCTGAAAACAGCTCATAGAAAAATTGAATGTGGAGAAACAGAGGTGTATTGGGTAGATGCCCTAAACAGAACCAGATATATAAACTTACAACAATTACCCTTTAAAATCATAAAGGGGGCTGACATTTGTGACGATGTTATTACAGATGAGGTGGATTGTAACCTTATGAATGTTCAGCCAGATTTCGCTATTCCAGATGTTTCTACAGTGGCCACAGAAAGCGATGGTGAACTCATTGCTGGAACATACCAGTTTGCCGTACAATATGCTGATAAAAGAGGAGAAGGATACACTTCTTATTATTCAGTGACTAACCCCCTGCCCATCTTTGATGGCACTAAAATCACACAAGATTTTAATTATAAGGTGGGTAAATCCATATCTATAAAAATATCTAATATAGATGTAACAGGTTTATTTGAGTGTTTGAATGTAGCAGTTATAAAGACTATTAACAATATTTCTTCTGTAGAATTAGTTGGAACATTTGATATAAGTAATGATATTATAGAGTTTTCATATACAGGGCAGAGTAAAACGGATATAAAGCTCTCCACCGAGGATATATTTGCTAAATATGATGTATATGATGTAGCCAGTGACATCACTGTAGCACAAAACACTCTTATTTTAGCTGGACTCACTACACACCAGCGCATCTCCTACCAAGAAATAGCTTCGCAGATTGTTATTAATTGGCAAACATGGAGAATGCCAAAGGACAGCTATAGTGACCCTATAATAGCCGAAAAACTGAGGGGTTATATGAGGGATGAGGTGTATCCCTATGAGGTGGTTTTCCTGCTTAAAAATGGTGTCCAAACGGATGGATTTCATATTCCGGGCAGAGTTTCACTCCCAACAGATTTAGAGCAGGTTTGTAATAATGATGTTGTTGATGCGAATAATAGTGATTGTGAAACTCCCATAACCTGTCTGCCAAGGTGGGAAGTGTATAACACTGGTTGCTTAATCGGATATGAGGACGTATATTTAGACTTCCTTAATGGCATAACCCCACCATCTTGTCCAAATCCCAAGGTGTGTGGTGTAATAAATATTGACCCAACTAAGCCACAATGTTATGTGGGGCCATTTCAATATGGCTGCATGGCTTATACAGAATCAACCGATGTATATCCATGTAATGATATTTATGGTGCCTTAGAGGGTACACCAATAAGACATCACAAATTTCCAGATAGTGTTATTACACACATACATGATGATGAAGATTTTATATATCCTATAGGTATTAAAATAGATGTTCAACAGATTATAGACCTGATTAAGAATAGTGGATTATCAGATGATGAAAAGAATAATATACAAGGATTTAAAATTGTACGGGGTAACAGGGCTAATAACAAATCTGTTGTAGCAAAAGGATTATTTACCAATGTAGGTAAATATACAAGAGATGAACAAACTTATTATTATCCTAATTATCCATATAATGATTTAAGGGCCGACCCGTTTTTGTCTACAGAACCAACAGACGATGATAGCAGATATAATGAATCAACAAGGTTGGAGGGATTTAATTCGGATGAATCTAAAGAGAGATATACATTTCACTCTCCTGACACATCTTTTTATCAGCCAACATTAGGTAACATTCTAAAATTAGAAACAGCAGAATATGGGCATTCTAAAGGCCATTTTCAGCAAGTGGAAAAAGAGAGTAGGTATAGGTTTTTAACCACAGCTAGTTATGTAACAGCATTGGGGATAGCAGTTGCAGTGGGGTTTGCTAGTGCTACAGTGGGTGTATCTACCAATCTGTTTAATGGAACAGCTGCCTTTACATCACTACAGGTGATGATGGATATAATAGAAAAATTAACTCCAAGAAAAACCTTTGCTTATCAATATAATTCAATAGGGCATTATGATGAATACGGCCCTGTAGAAAACACCGGAAATAAACAGAGAAGAGTTGATTTGGGGGTTTATTTGCAGCCGGGTATGGCTGCTGTAGGAGATGAGTACACCATAAACAACTTTCAAAGAGAATCCTCTGTATATTTAAAAACCAATAAAACACTACCATATCCAAATAGTCTTCCTAATATCCCAGAAGACCAATCCAGATATTTAAATTCTGATGTAGGATGTGCTGGAAATATCACTGAAACCACAATTTCAGCATATTATGGCGCTATAAAAAGAAGGTGGGATAATCAGTATGGACAACTCTATTCGTATGAAACAATAGACACTGGGTTCCAGCTTTCTATTGATTTAAATAAGGTTTACCAAGGATTAGAAAGGTATTATTCAGTGTTTGGTGGAGATGTGTTTATCAACAGATTTGCTTATAAAGCTAAACTCCCATTCTTTATAGATAATAGGGTGGGGTTTCCTGATGATGCCGGAGTGGAATATAATGAAATACCAAATATAGCAAATCCAATATTCTGGATGTCTACAGATAGTGTGGATGATAGTCAGTCTGGTATATCCAATCTATTTAATGGATTATTTGGCAGGGCTATTAACAATTTGGATTGTAGGGCTAATACGGGGGGTAGTGATAAGTTTTTCTACCAAACAGGTAAATTCTATCTTTTTGCTTATGGTATACCCTATTTTTATACCGAAAGTGAGGTGAATGTAGACTTAAGACAGGCCTTTAATCAGTCAGAGGGTGATTTTTTTCCAAGAGTGAGTTCTGATATTCCAGACCAATGGTTGCAGGAAATAAATACAAGCATACAGCAGGATAATACCTATTGGTATAATAAAACTTATTCAAAACAAAATAAAGAAAATCTTTTTACACACTTACCAAATGATTGGACAGATGACCAATGTACAACAGACTATCCGTTTAGGGCTATATTCTCTGAGAATTGGAACACATTTAAGCCTTCAGCGAGGTTTGACTTTCCTCAGAATTTTGGGCCTCTAACATCTATAGATGGCATAGAGAACCAGCAGGTGTTGGCCAGATTTCAACAGAAGTCTCTTCTATATAATGCTCTTTTAACAGCCCCAACATCCAGAGCTGATGTATATTTAGGCCAAACTCTATTTAGTCAAACAGTGCCACCATTAGACTATGCAGACACAGACTTAGGATTTATAGGTGCGCAGCATAAATTATTTCTTAAAACACAACATGGGGATGTGACAGTTGATGCTGCCAGAGGAATGATATTTTTAATACAGGGTGCGAATTATAAGGATTTAACAGAAGATAATGACACTCAGCAGGTGAGTAAGTGGATGATGGAGTTTCTTCCCTTCCAAATAGCCAAAATTAATCCTAATGTAGATAATCACTATAATGGAATAGGCTTAACAGGTGTTCATGATACTAAATATGATAGGCTTATTTTAACAAAGCTTGATTATAAACCCCTATTTAATGACATCACCTACACTAATGGAAAATATTACAGGGGAACAACAGAGATTCAATTAACAGACCCAAATTATTTTTGTAATTATTCCTTCACAATAAGCTATGATTTTTCCACACAGGCTTGGATTAGCTTACATACATACATTCCAAATTATTATATAGGTGGAAATAATGTGTTCTATACAGGGTTTAACACAACAACACCGGCTTCTCTTTGGGAGCATAACACCACCATTGATAAGTTTAATAATTTCTGTAACACTATCCATCCTTATGTAATAGAATATCCCTATTCCAGACAATATAATGATGAAATTCTCCAGAATATAAAGGACTATTCCAGAATATTAAAATACACTGATTTCCAAGAGTTTATAGAAACAGATGATGATTATTTTAACAAGCTTATTGTTTATTCTAATCAGCAGTGCTCTGGAATAATAGAATTAGTTCCTAAACCATCTCACAACCTTTACAGCTATATTAAATACCCTATATATAACACTGATAGTAAGACAGTGACATTTACAAAGAGTGGTAGCTTTTATCAAATCAATACATTTTGGGATATGGTGGTGGACACTAAAAAAACTATTTGGAATAGAAGTTGTGAAAACCTTTCAATATATAAAGAGCTCAACCAGTCTAACATGGACTATTCAAAAAGAACACGCCGTAAAAGTCCATTTCGCAGCAAGGAGCTTAAAATTCGCTACATTCTCGATGACCGGGATGATGTAAAAATTATTAGTTCATTTACAGTGACACCAACAATGCAATCTTATAAATAATAATGAAGAAAAGATATAGAACAAAATTTAAACAATGGAATGAGCACAAAGAATTACTATGTTATAAATGCCAACTATATAAAAATATAGAAGAGTTTAATATAAGTGGTCAAAATAGTGATAAATTTTATAGAGAAATAGAGATAAAAGGTGTAAAGAATGTAAGAAAAAACAGTATGATAAAAGGAAATTAAATAATAGAGGTAAAAAAGACTTAGGCAGACTTCTTTTAGAAAGATGGCATGGATTAAAAGATAGGAATAAAAAACACAATATCGAACTAAACTTTGATTGGACCTATTTAAAAATACTATGGGAGAATCAAAATGGATTATGTGCTATTTCTAATATTCCAATGACATATGAAATTAATAATGGAAGAGTTCCTACTAATCTTAGTGTGGATAAAATTGATTGCAAACTACCATATAGTAAAAATAATATTCAATTAGTTTGTATGGCAGTTAACCAAATGAAGTCAGATATGACAATAGCTCAGCTGATATATTTCTGTAAAAACATAATAGAAAATAATGAGCATTAATATTAAGAAAAAAAATAAAGGGAAGTTTACTGCTTCAGCTAAAGCAGCCGGAGAAGGGGTGCAAGAACATGCCCACAAAGTAATGAGTAATCCAAAAGCTACCACATTACAAAAAAGACGTGCAAACTTCGCAATTCAGGCCAAAAAATGGCATCATGCCCAAGATGGCGCCAGTTTAGGCCCTCAGCCTCAAAACTACAATGATATGCAGGAATATTATGTAGCTTTGGGAGAATGGGCAAATACTCAGGCCGATGTGCTAAAGCCAGTGGCAATAGAAGACAATGAAGAAGGCCGTATTCCCGGACTGGCTGCTTTTTTGAAAAAGAAAAATAGCGGGATGTCCACCAATCCGTTTAAATCTACGGGTAATGAAGGAACAGATAGCAATCCAATGGGTAGAGGCTCCATTGAAACAACTCCACAAATTAAGCCCCCCAAGAAATGGGGGAACACAGCTCTGGCTATTATGGCAGGAGTGGATGCGTTGCTTCCTAATGGTGACATAGAAGCCCCAGTTGTTTGGCCTAAAACCAATTATAACGCTAATCAATATGGAACAGGCTCTCAGGCAATAGCCAAAAATGGCATTGAGCTTTCTACAACAGGATATAAAGCTAATTCAAAGGATAAGAATAAGCCTAAGCTTCGTATTCCTTCGAATATTATTACAATGAAAAATGTTCCACATCCTGTAATAGGAACAGGGTCTGATGGCTCTCAACAGCTTATGATGCCAGAACAAGAATATTTCTTTCCCAATGCAGAATATGTTGATGAACAGCCTCTTGCACAAAGAGGAGCCATTATTACAAACAATCCCAACGACCCCCGTTTAAAAGCTTATAATGATAGTTTGAGTGCTTATAATTTAACACAAACAAGACTTAAACAAGCCTTAAATAAAGGTGAAATTAGTGATGGAAGGGGTAAAAATATACCAGTTTATTCTGTAGCTGAAAGACAATATCTTGATAGGAAAAGAGCTATTGAGACAGATTTTGAAAAGTATAAGAAAATGGGTTTAAATTTAACTAAGAAAGATATTGAAGATGAGTATAAGCAGATAGATTATAAAAAAGGACAAGTTAGAGATGATGCAGTAGGATATTATAGATTTAAGCATAAGAATGATGCTGGCTCTTATACTTTAGCAGATTATAAAAAACCAGTACAACCAGTAGTGTATCAAAAAAAGCCCATATTTAAAAGACCAGAACCAAATCCAATAACTCCCATAGAATTCAATCCTTCAAACGCATCCTCTGTTGTTCCATTACCAAATATGCAGAGAGCAGAATGGGATGCTTCAAAACCAACACCATTTGTATTTACAAATGCCACTGGAAATTATTTAGAAGGAAAAAACACATATTTTCCAGATGAGCAGTCACTTAGGAAATTCGCAGAGAGCCAAAAAAATGTCAGTATGCAAAGCTCTAATGGTGGAGCTACAGCCACTGGTTATTTAAAGTCTATGAAAAAAGGTGGAAAAATGGGTAAAAAATATATATCAAAATCATACGAAAATGGTGGTGAACTAGAGGTAGAAGGAAATCAATTCCAACCAATAAGCTCAGAAACATTGGTTTTAAAAGGCCCATCCCATAAAAATGGTGGTATAGAAGTGGAGTATGCTGGAAAAAGGGTTGAAGCAGAGGGAGGAGAGCCAGTGTCAATAGGGCAGGATGGTTCAGCTATTATATATGGTAATATGAAGAATCCTATTACAGGGAATAAATTTAAAACAGATGCTATGAAATTAGCTAAAAAAGAGGCTAAAGTGAATAAGTTGATGGACTATTCTACAGCTCTTGTCAATAATGCCGACCCATATGATAAATGGGAGAGCCTTAAATTTAACGCAGGCAACGCTATGATGAGGGGTGCTAAACTCAAAGCAGACCAGCTTAAGAGCTCTAAGGAGCACCTATCTGAATTACAGCAAGCAATGTTAGAGCTTAAAAATGAGGGCCTAGAAACGGCTGAGAATGGCATGAAATTGCCTAAGGCTCAAAGAGGTATGACATTGCCGGATGGTAAAACAGTGACTTATAAAAAATGGGTAGAATCTCAACAAAATTTACCGACAACACCTGAATTAGGATTGGATGAAAAATATGCAGCACTTAAAACAAGAACTGAAGAGCGCTTAAAAGCTCTTTATCCGGGTAAAGATATTAAAATAGTAGAAGCTGGGAATAGAGATATAGCCATACAAAGAGGCTTAAAGGGCAGAGGAGCCTCACAAACTTCCGTTTCTCTTCATAATTTCGGGGCAGCTAAAGACTATATGATATATATAGATGGTAAACTTCAAAACGATGCCTCAGTGTATAAAAAAACACTCCACCAGTCTGCCAAAGAATTGGGGTTGTTTCATGTAGGAGATTGGGACCCCGGACACATAGGAGCCGTACAAGAGGGGAAAGGAAACACCTTCAAAACCCTTTTTTCTAAGTATCCAGACTTAAAAAATTCTGATAGTTATAAAAAAAGCTATTCTTATTTACAAACCGCAGTTACCTCAGGAGAAGCTGATGCCGATGAAATTAGGGCATGGAGACAAATAACAGGAGATACTAAAAGCTACAATGCTAAGAAAATTAATTATTCTGCCTATAAACAGTCTCCAGCTGACAATCTTACGCCATTTGGAGAAAATATGATACAAAAGTCATTTGATGCTGGCAGAGTTAAAAGTCCACCATTCATACCTGCTTCGCAATCATCACAACCACCAAAAGCTGGCATACAAGTGGGGCAATATGATTGGACAATGCCACCATTGCCAAAGCCAATTCCTTCAGGAACAGATGCTGAGGCCCTTCAATTTGAACAAATACTCCCAGAAATTTACGCCGGGGCTACTAACCAAGAAGACCCTGTATGGATGCAGCAATTCCAACCAGATTTATTTCAGCCATATCAAGTGAGTCTTCAAGATAGGCGTAATCGTATCACCTCTCAAGGAAGAGCTTCCCGTCAATATTTAGGTGATAATGCCAATGCCCAAGCCACTCTTGCAGCGGGTGAATATGATGCCATAAATAACGTAGATGCTGAAGAATTTAGAATCAATCAAGGCATAGGAAATGATATAATCAACAAGAATATAGCTCTTCTTAACGAATCTCAGCTTACCAATTTAGAATTGGCTGACCAACAATATGTTAGACAGAATACAGCAAGAAGCAAAACCAAAGCTGCTAATCAAGACATTCTTAACAGCTTGTCTAACAAGGTGTTACAAAACAGGCTGGAAAATCGCACGCTCCAAACATATGAAAATCTCTATCCACATTTTAGATTTGGAGATGATTTTGTAATAGATAAGGTGGGTAATCCCGGACAAGACTATTTAAACACATCAGGATTGTCAAATCCAACTTCCAAATCCTATGCTACATCCACCACTAATACATATGATGGAACAGGAACTCTTAAACAAATAAAAACTCTGAACCCATCTCAATTGGATGTCCTTAATAAAGAGGCCCTGCTTCAGACTAAAAAACAGAGAAACATGCAGAAGCTGTTCAGAGATTCCAGATTCAACCCTTTCTAAAATAAATTTGGAAATATCAACCTATATTCCGATATTTGCACATCCATAAAACATTGACTTTCATATGGCGTCGTTTACAGACCAAGAATTAGAATTAACACCTTACGTCCAACAGAACCCTGTTGAGGCGATGGCCCGTGTGGGTATGCAGAGGGAAGAACAATTCCAAGAGGGGATTAAAACTGTACAGTCTATATATGACAGCTTCCTAGCCCTACCTATAGCCAAACAAGAGGTTAAGGATTATGTCAAGGATAAGGTTGGGCAGCTTCATAAAGCTGTAGGGCAGTCTATCTCTGGAGATTTTTCTGACAGAAGGCTTATAAACCAAATAGGTGGACTAGCTTCTCAAATATCCTCTGACCCTATAGTTGAGAATGGTGTACAGTCTACAGCTCGTATCCAGTCTGGGTATGCTAAACAAAAGGCTGACCAAGAACTCAATCTTAAAAATGGTAAAAACCCCATTAATAACGTAAACGATTACAACGATAATGTTAATGCTTGGATGGCCGATGGTAGAATTGACACCCAATTTCAAGGAGACTATAGCCTTTATGTAGATGTAATAGATAGGGCTATTAAGATGTTTAAAGAACAAAGTCCGGGAGATAGTATTTCCAGAGATGCGTTTTATGTGGATAGTGAAGGAAAAACACAAGTGAACCCAGTGTTAAAAGAGGGAATAGACCCAAAACGCATCCAGTCTGTTCTCAATCTTGTATATCAGCAACCAGATGTACAACAGCAATTTGCCATTGACGGAAGACAGACATACAAAGGAATGACTCCGGAAATGTTGGGTAATACAATGGTGGAATCTACAAATAACACTCTTAAGAATATAGAGGACACCATTAAAGGACTCCAACTTAAAATGGCTACAGACGGCACTATAGATGCTGTAGCTACCACCAATCAAATTAATCAATTAAAGGAATTGGCCAAACAGACGACAGATGATTTTAACAATAGTTCCTCACTTCTTCTGTCAAATCCAGATGCCCTGAAAGCACGCCTTGTACAACAGGGTATTACATCAAATTTTTTAAATGCCTATTCATACGAAAAAATGAAAAAGAGTCCATTATGGGAAACAACAATGGAATCTCTTAAATACCAACTGGACCTCGTTAAGAATGGTATGGAACAGGAAAAATTCAAATTTGATATGATGGAGAAAGACAGGCGTTACAACCTTGATGTCTCCAAAGAGCAAAGATTGGCCTTAGGAAAAGGCGTAGACGAAAATGGAAATCCCATATCTGGTGGCCCCACTGCTACATCTACAACAGGAAACGTACCAGAGAGTTCTGGTAAGATGGGTTCTTCTACATTTAATACATTATTTGAAAGAGCTAAAGAAGACCTCAATCAAGGTAATTTTGGTATTGTATTCGATATATATAACACCAAATCAACAGAAGCCGGAGACTTTAATCCCATAAAAAGAGACCCAGCAACAGGGGCTCTTGTTTATAATGTAGACCCAACAGGGGTGTCAGGTTATAAAACCGTTGGGGAAGCCTCTATTAAATACCTTAACACATTTATGGAGGCAGCAGGCTCATTGGCTCTAGGCACAGCAAAACCAGAGGTGAAAACAGCCTTTCAAAAAGTGCAACCTCAAACACAATATGTACAAGCATTAACAGTGCAGAAAGAACAATTAGATGCCAAAAGAAACGCTGTATTAAATGAGGTGAGGGCATCGTCACCAGATGCTAATCCAGATTTTATTGATGCTTATATTGTAGAAAATAAATTATCCGGATGGGAGCAATCAGAAGCCAGACTAAAGTCTAAATATCAAGGAAATGGTGTTACATGGAAGCAAGGGCTGGGCATAAGGACAGCTGCAAGAAGCGGGTTAGGAGGCGCAACAGAAGCCAAAGGTGGTGCTAATTATAAAGCCTATTCTAAATTTTCTTCTACATTCGATGCTACTCTAGCCCCTAAAATGCAGGATGTGGAAAAAGCGTATAGAGAATCTCAATTAAATCTTCTTCCTATACATACAGCTATATCAGCTTCCAAACCTGACGATAAAGAAAAGATGAGAATAGCTTATGATAATATAGCCAGTGCTTACTCAGCTGGTAATAAAGCTTACGGAGGTTTTAGGGATTTATTAGAATCAGATACAAAGGGGGCATTTAAAGATAATATATATGGTGGGGTGTATGACCCACTTGAAAAGAAATACTATCTCACTGTAACCAGAGGTGGAGAGCAGGGAAATAAAGTGGAAAGAATGGAAGTGACAAAGGAGGAATTTGAAAATGCCTCCCCAGCTCTAAGGTCTGATAATGCTTTCTGGAATAAATTTGGTGATTTATTATCAATCACCAATAAAACAACAACAGATGTGCAACAAAATGGCAAATCTGGTGGATACCCCACTTCCTATAAAATGGATAGACCAGCTAATAGTAAATACCAAGTGGGCTATCATGTAGTGTCAGCCGGAAAAGATGTGTACAATCTGAAATTATATATAAAAGATGTTAAAGGAAATGATATATTAAACACAACGGCTAATATATCAGCCACTCCAGCAGGAGTGATGGATGCTATAAACCAGTTGCAAAATAGCGATGTATATATAGACGCTCTAATTAACCAAAGTAAATAATGCAAGACGGCCAATTTTCAAATACGCCATTTCAGGAACAATTAGCTAATTCTAATTATAGGCCCCCTAATAAGCCTTCTCTTCAGGTGTTTGCTGAATCTGGGACAGAGCCTGAGGTGGCAGACCCGGCTTTGCTATTGCAGCAATTTCAGAACAGGATTAATAATACACCAGACTACAAGCTTGGAGCCCAGTCACCAGTGACATTTTCTCCTTCCGAAGTGGATGTAACAGGCAGGTATAATTGGCAGAGAATAGGGGCTGATAATGAGGATTTGTACGGTCAGGGTCAGTCATGGGGTGATAAGGCTTTAAATGGCCTTTTAAAGGGCTTAAATCTAGCTGGCACTACATTCCTACAAGGAACTGTAGGTCTTGTCGTAGGCCTAGGAAATGTAATATCAGGCAATGGGGCTAATTCATTCTATAATAATGACTTTTCTAATGCAATAGAAAGGTGGAATAAAAACACAGAAAACTATCTACCAAACTATTATACAAAGAAGGAGAGGGATGCGGCATGGTATGAGAGCTCCAATTTATTCACAGCTAATTTCCTCTTTGATAAATTCATTAAAAACTTAGGATTTTCTATAGGAGCTATATACTCTGGTGCTGCTGTAACAAAAGCTTTAAAGCTTGTCCCAGCTATTAATTCTTTATTCACTGGAGAAAAGGCTACAGCTGCCCTATCTCAAATAGAGAGACAATTAGCTATAGTGCCTGCTGCCGAAAGAGGTGCGACCACAGCTAATATTCTACGCACAGCTTCAGAGGCTGTTATTTCTTCAAAGAAATTTGGTACGGCAGCAGAAAGGCTTCTTGTTGGTACATTAGGAGCCGCTACAGAGGGTGGTATAGAAGCCTTACAAGGGCTTAATGAATATCGTAATAACCTTATAAACGAATATACAGCATCTACAGGCATGGCTCCACAAGGAGAGGCTTTAGAGAGAATAAATAATTATGCAGAGAATTTGGGAGATGCCCGTTTCTTAATGAATATGGCTCTTCTTACAGCCACCAACTATGTCATGCTGCCTAAAATATTAGGCTCTAGTTATAAAACCTCAAAAGGATTGGCTAATCAAGAGGTGAGTAATGTAGCTAGAACAGCTGATGGTGTCTGGGCCACTACATTATCACAAGCCCCAAAGGGTGTTAAAGCGCTTTCTAAGGCTAAGAATATAGCCGGATTATTTTTCTCACCTACAGAGGGATTTGAGGAAATATCTCAATATTCCATAGAAAGAGGTGTACAGGATTATTATAATAAGGCCTATAGAGGAGAGGGTAGAAATTGGTTATCATCTATATCACAAGGCTACCAAGAGGCTATATCCTCAGACGAGGGTATGGAGCAATTTTTAATTGGTGCTTTTTCGGGTGGCCTACAACAATCTGGAATTGTCTCTACAAAAGGCTTTGGTAAATCAGGTAATATAAAAGAAAGGGGGTGGACAGGAACTGGTGGGGAAATAGGAAAAGCTACGACAGATTTTCTTTCACAATTAAATGACCCGAACAGACAAGCTAAATTCAAAGCAGATGCGTGGCTTAAAGACATGGCTGCTGCTTCAGCTAGGGGTATCAATCTTCAGCTTGAGGGCGAAGCCTTTATTAGGCAAGGAGATGTCCTTGAAGCTAAGGATAATGAATTCGATTATCTGCATAACTATCTAACACCACGTATTAAACATGGTAGATATGACCTTATAGTGGATGATATAGCACAATTCCGCCAACAAGGTTCTACAGAGCAGGGACTAGAAGAGCTTAAGCAGCAGAATATAGCTAATGAGAACGACACTGTTGCTACATTTTCTCAGCGTATAAACAATTTTGCAGCACACGCAGAGAATGTAAATTCTTTATACCAGTCTCTTAATCTTACATATGGTGGGCTTATTAATAAAGAAACAGGTAAAAAAATCTATACAGATGCCGTAATAGATAAGATGGTGTATGCAGCCTCTAAGGTGGCTGACTATGACCAACGTATTCCAGAGCTTTCTAAAGAGCTTATGAGTAATGGTATAGTTGTGCAGCCAGCTATAAGCGACACTACATCAGAAGCACCAACAGGTGAATCTGTTAGAGAAGCTATTAAACAGATAGACGACCTATCTATTATAGATACGAAAAAGGATGAACTTAAAGAAGCCTTGAGAGATGTTTTAGAACTTTCTTCTAGAAGAAAGGGTTTCCTAGAGGAATACAAAGCTCTAAAGACTAATCCAACAGCATTCCAAGCCACTCCAACAGAGACGGTGACAGAGCCTGCTGCACCAAAGCAGAAAATCACACTAAAAACTAAGGATGGTGATGAAGAATTAGAAATCGGTACAGAGTATTATTTAGGCTCTGTAACAGAGAAGGATAAGGACGGAAATGATGTATATAGGTTCCCTCAAATCACTATTTTAGGTGAGAATGAAGATGGCACTATAAAAATTAAATCATCTACAGGTGTTATAAAGGATGTATCTAAATCCGTACTTGAGGACTATAAGCTTGGAAGAGTTGACAATTTACAAAATAATAAAAAAGCTAAATTCTATTTCGACCATATCAACGATGTGTTCGAATTCAATTTTGGTAAGGGTAAGAAGCAAAGGGGTAGGCTACAATTCTCTCCAAAAAGTGGTATTTTAAACTTTGTATATAGGGATAAGAAAGGTAAAACACGTTTTGTAGAAGTAACAGGGGACCAATTTATTCCTAAGAAGGGATTCTCTCAACCACTTATTAAAAGCATACGTACTCTTACACCGGCTCAACAAAAGAGTTTAGAGGAAATGGCAGCCGAAAAGGATGCCAGAACTCAAGCCAAAAGAGAGGCTAGAATTGGCATTGTAACATCCTTAATTAACGATGCCTATAACAGACTAGCCTCCATCAATAGTAAGCTTAAGGATAAATACCAAGACCTAGAGGGTATAGAGAAAAAGCTATCTGAGATAGAGCTTAAAATCAGAAGGGGTGAGCTTACTAAGAAGCAAAACTTTAAAGCCACTACCAAAGCTGCTATAAGACAGGCTAACATTCTATCAGGAATGAGGAATGTTATTGTAGATGAAATCAGAGCACTCGAAACAGAGCAGGAAGAAACAGAGTTTAATATTACATATTTTGAAGATTTAGGCCAGAATATAGACGAGCTTCCTACAGACTCTAATGATTTCTTAGAAGAAATTAATGACCAAGTGTTGGATTTAACTATTCTTCATGAAGAAACTGGTAAACAAATCAACGCCCTTTCTTCTATCTTGAATAATGTAGAGAAGGCTCTCAAGAACTCCGTTGATTTTGCACTTAATTTAATTAAGAAATTTGAAGCTAAATATCCCGGTTTGCCGATAGCTCCAACAGCTCTTCAGCAATTTCTTAATAAGGATTTGGAATTTAAAGGAACGTGGCCCGATTATCAATCCTATCTATCTGCTAATCCCAACCTTTTAGATGATTTAAGAGAATTCGATAGAGAACTTGCTGAAATAGATGAGCTTGATGTCATTCCAAATGAGCGCTCTATAGAGGAGCTCAGAAATGATATTAAAGAGTTGCAAGATAAGCTCACAAGCTATGATAAACAGATAGCTGCTAAACAAGCTATTCTCGATAAGTTTGAACAAATAGCTAAGGAATATAAGACTAAAGAAGAAGCCAAGAAGCGATATGCTGCTGATAAGGCTCTTCATGATGCCCTGTTTAAGGCTCAATCTGTTCTGCAACAAGAACCTGCTGATGACACACCTTTAGATGGTGTGGATAAATTAGAAAAAGCTGATAAGGAAGCTACCAAAAAACAGGATTTGGTAACATATCCTATATCTACGGCCTTTACTACCCGTGAAATAGACCCAACATTCGAGAGCAAGCCTCATCTACTGAGAGAAGAAGCCTTCCTAAATAACTATGCAGCTGGTAATCTCACTGATAATAGGGGTAATGACATCACTCCAGAGGTAAGAGTCCTTGTTGTGCATAAGGGTAATCAGGAGGCTTTAGGCCTTAACGGATTGGTAGAACTACGTAATCCAAATGAAGCCACACAAGCCTCTACAATTCTCTATGTCTATATAAAGAAGGGAGAGGGTGTGTTTGAAATCATTGATGAGACAGGTAAAACTATATGTGAGTATGATGCGGATTTTACAACCAAATCCCCCGTAGACTTAAATAACGTTGTTACATCCGTAGCCAAAACCTCTAGTTCTATTAGCCAGAAAGCTGATAATTACACAAACAAAGAAAAGCTGGATGTTAAGGCTGTTGAAAAAGCTTGGGAAGAAGAAAGAACTAAGCTCCTCTCATCTACAAACACCGTTCTTTCTATTGCTGGTGTATCAAGGGGAATTAAACAGATAACAAATACATCTGATAAGAATCCTATCGTCCCCACGCTCACTAAAGAAGCTAAGCCGGGTATGATTAAAATCAGTACAACAGATGTCATATCTACACCAAACCAGTCTGTTTTCTATAAGGCTGGTAGGCCCTATTTACAAATAGGTGATAACATCACTTTTATTAACAATCGCAATCTTAATAAAAATGAAGCTGATACCATATTCTTAGTGCTTAAAGAAGTGGCTACTAAATTTCAGCAATCTATTTTAGATGGGCAGCCACAACTAGACAAGCCCTTAGTAGATTGGCTAAATTCTGTCATCTACTGGTATAGTCCAAAACCAGACCAAAAGCCACACAATCAGCAAATATACATCAAGAATGGGCAGCTCTATATATCAGGTGTTAATACAGAAATATATTTTAACCCAGAACAACTAGAGGCCAACAGGGAGCCCATCATAAATACATTCTTACAGGGTAACCAAGCCGGACAGGGTACATATCACCATGTTTCACATAGAGCCTTAACACAAGAGGGACCATATATATCCTACTATACAGAAGATGGTAAGACATTAAAAACTAAATCCTACCCCTCATATCAAGACTATTTGCTTGAAAATCAGGTGGTGTCCACTAATGTCAGGCCACAAATATCACCCACTGATAGCAACATCAGGGGTAGATATGCTATAATTGATATAGACCTCAACCTTCCCAAGCCAGAAGAAAAGAAACCAGCACCCAAGAAACCACAAGCCGCTGTAGATAAAAAAGCTGATATAGAAAAATTAGAAAAAGAAAAACAAAAAATTCTAAAACCTTTAATAGAAGAAAAAGAACAGATTGAAAAAGAGATTGAAGAAATAGAAAAAGATTCTAAAAGTTCAAAAACTAACTCACAGGAAATTGAAAGTTTAAAGGAAAAGATTAAAGATTTAAGAAATACAGATGGAACTATTCCTGAAAATAAACTAAATGAATTTAGAAGTTTAAGAAAACAAATTCAATTTTTAGAAAGTGATATTTTACATAATATAAATAAAGCTATAAATGAGTTTATAAGTGATAATAATTTAACTGAAAAGGATAAAAAGTTAATATATGCTTTAGCTGAAATTAGAGATAATTTTCAAGAAGTAATTGATGAATTTAATGAAAAAAGAAATAGTAATTACACATTAAGTGAAATTATGACTTTTTTTGGTAGTTCTTTTAATTTACAAGAAAGTATTGAAACTGAAACTGAAACTGATAATAAAAAGGCTCACGAATATGAAAATAAACTTTTAGAAGGTAATGGTTTTAAAGCAAATGAAGATTATACTGCCGATGAATTAAATGATTTTGTACAAAAACATGGTTCTAAACAAGTTAAATTTATTTGGAATTTAATAAAAGCAGTTGCTCAAAAATTAGGAGTTACTACAAGGTTTATGCTTCAAGGTAACTCAAAGATACCAGTAGGTGCTGCTGGTCATTATTTGAATGGAAAAATAGAAAATAGAGCTTCTTTATTTAGTCATCCTGAATCTGCTGCTCGTATAATTGTTCATGAATTAGTACATGGAGTTACAACTTATATACTTAAAGCTGTTGAACAAAACAATACTAAAATACTATCTAAACTTACAACAAGACAGTTAAAAGCTGTAGAGAAATTAAATGCTTTATTTGATGAATTAAAAAAAGATAAAGAGTTTGATGATACTTATGGTACTAAAAATACTCACGAATTACTTGCTGAATTAACTAATGAAAATTTCGTAGATAAATTAAAATCTAAAAATGTATTTGAAAAAATATTAGAAGCTATTTTTGAAATTTTTAATATACCCTTTAATGCTTATAATGAAAGTGTTAAAATACTTGAAGATTTAATATCTAATCCTCTTGAAGATAATAGATATGAAGGGAGTCTTGGAGAAGGGTATAGTTTATATTCTAAAAGTGAATCAACAAAACTTCAACAATTAAAACAAAAACTTGCAGAAGTAAATAAAAAAATAAATGAAGTAACTAAAAGATTTAATGCTCAAATAGCTCAAAAACAAGCAGAACTAAAAGCATTAGAACAACAACCTACATCTAATCAATCTGAAATAGAAGCTAAAAAAGCTGATATAGAAAGAAGAAGACAAGAAGAATTATTTACACCTATAGAGAAGAATACAAATGATATTACTGAGCAGGTTTATCTTAGTAATGAAGAGGGAAGAAAAGAATTAGTAAACATTATAAAATATTTAGCAGAAGGACATTCAAAAAAATCTACAGCTCAATTATTTAATACCTCAGAATCAGATATACAAAAAATCAGAAATTATCTCTCTATACCTTCCAGAACAACAGGTTCAACGTATGCAGGACAAGTAGGCACAGATGAAGAAATTAAAGAAGCAGAAAATAAATTCAAAGAATGGAAAGAGAAAATAGATAAAATAAATGCTAAATATGATGCAGAATTAGCTGCTTTAGCTCCTACGGGTAGAAAGAAGAATGTATGGGATGATGTGGCTGCCAGCTTGAGTGTGGAAGAGACAGGAGAAGAAAAACCAGCACCAAAGACAGAATCTAAACCAGCTCCCGCATCTGGTAGAAAACGTAATATGTGGGATGATTTAGCCGAGTCTATGGAAGAAGCGGATGATAAATTAAATGATTTAAAATCCCAAGGATTTACAGGTGATGTTACTAATGATGACGAAGATGAATATCGCAGACTTTCGGAGAAAGACAGCAAGAACGTAAAGGTTGAAAATTGGTCTGCCGTAGAAGCTTGGTTGGCTAAAAATCTCCCTAATGTTCCTGTACAAAGGGTTAAACACTTATTACAGATGACAGGTGGGGGGTGGGCATGGGGTAAATTTGGTAAAGCTGGCATCACCCTTTATGAGAATGCTAAAGAAGGAACAGGGTATCACGAGGCGTTTGAGGCAGTTTGGGCCCTATTCACCACATTAGAGGAAAAACAAGCTGTATTTTCCACCCTAAGAAATAGGAAAGGAAAGTTTTTGGATGTGATTTCAGGTCAAACTATAAGCTATGCAAAGGCCTCTAATACAGCTTTAAAAGAGGTGTTGGCCGATGAATTTGCAGAATATGTACAGAATAATGGTGCAGCCTCCGAAAAAATGAAGGGGGAGTCTTGGATTATCAGACTGTTTAGGGGTTTGTATGACCTTTTAAAAGGACTTATAGACCCATCTGAAAAGAATATTAATCAACTGTTTAAACACATCAACACTGGTTATTATTCCACCAGACCTGTTAATTTAGTGAGACAGGTGGCCACTCTAAATGAGGAAAATACTAAAAAAATAGACCAATTAAGGGAAACCAGAGATAGTAAAATAATAAATTTGTTAGATTCAGATATTAGTATTAATTTCGCCACGAATAAAGAAATTGTGGATTCAGATGACCCGATAGAAAATAAGAGAATATTGGATGAGCTAAAGAATGAATTTAAATCATTAGAAGAATTAATAGCCTGTCTATGAGTGAAGATTTAGAATTTGAAAGGCTGTTGGCCGAAAAACAAAGAAAAGAGCTGAATGCTATTTTAAAGGAATTATCTATTTCCTTAAGCACCTCTAAAGAAGACACTAAATTGTCAGAAGCAGTGGAGAATTTATCCGTTGTTATTCAGCAATTTATAGCTCAAACCGATAGGCAGAAGGGTGAAGAAGGATTAGGAGCCGATGTGGTGTTATTTAATGCTGTAGAAGAATTAAAAAAATATATAAAGGCTTCTCAAGTGAAGAAGCAGTGGGATATATCCTTTGAAAGGAATGAAATGGGTTATTTAAAATCTCCAATAATATTAACACAAAAACAATAAAAAATTATGCCAAAAGGTACAAAAGAAATTTCTTTTATTCTGTACGTTCTTAGTTTCCCAAATGGAAAACTATATTTTGGCATAACGTCTGGTGGTTTCAAAAAAAGAATGAGGGAGCATAAGCATAAAGAAAATTCTGGAGACAAAACAAGATTAGGCAGAGCTATAAAGAAATATGGATGGGAAAATGTAGAGAAAAGAATTTTACACGAATCTCTTTCCACGGATAATGCTTACGAATTAGAGAAAATGTATATAAAAGACTATAATACAACGAATAGTCAGTTTGGGTATAATTTATGTATGGGTGGGCGTACTAATGTAGGGTATAAACATCCTAATATTAGCGTATACACCAAGGAGCAAATTGCTAAAAGGTCTAAAAAGTGCAGCGATACTAAAAAGAAAAATGCAGCGTTTTACAGAGCTATATCTTCTGATAATGCTACAATTTACTCTGTAACTGCAAAGAATACGATAACTGATGAGATTATTGAATTTAAAAATGCTTCGATTTGTGAGGATGTTTTAGGTTACAGAAGGGGTAGAGTTTATGACCACATAATGAGAGAAAGTAAATTATTAGATAAACAATGGGTGGTGAGAAGAAATTAATTATAAAAATTTAAAAACAAATAATATGCCTAAAGGACAAGTAACAGCAAACGACACAATTAATGCCATACTAAGGGCGGTTGACCCTGCATGGCGAAGTGGGGCAACGAGATACGTTTCCCTGCATACAGCAACGCCGGGTGCAGCAGGAGACCAAACAACCAATGAAGCAACATTTGGTGCTTATGCAAGAGTAGCCGTTACTGCCGCCACCGGGTTTTCAGCAGCAGCAGCAGGGGCAACAGCAAATACGGGGCTTATACAGTTTCCTGAATGTACGTCAGGCTCTAATACGGTAACGTATGTTGCTATTGGTACTGCTTCAAGCGGCGCAGGACAATTACTTTATTTTGGGGCTTTGACTTCAAGCAGAGATATTTCAACGGGTATTCAGGCTCAATTTGCTATTAGTGCATTAACCGCAACAGAAAGTTAAGTTATGGGAAAGCCAGAATACTCATGTAGTAAGTGTGGATTAGCTGTTATAGTTATTCCCAATGAAAAGCCAATAAAGGCTTGTAAGTGTGAAGGTGCAACAGTAATTGCTAACATGGAAGGAACTGTAATAAGGGCTTCCGGTGGAATAAAAGCATAAAATGGCAGGATTTAAAACCATAGGAGAAGTTGTTAATGCGGAATTAAACGGCAATGTAAGAAATTACATTTGGCGAAAAACCCCTTCGCAAACAACTGTTACAGGCTTATGGTTTGATACTTCCATGTCTCCCGGTATGCCGCCACCACAATATTATATCGGGGCAATTACGACAGCTACTCAATTAAAGCAATCAACAGACGGTGGATTATATCACGGCCAGAATGTAAGTCCTTCTGAAAAGTTTTTGAGAAGTATGACCACAATGGCAAGTGCAGTAACAGCTTTGCCTATGAATACGATTCTTTGTGATTACCTTTTGTTCTATCCGTTTATTGACGAGGGAACAACCGACCCGCAAGCAATGACAAATGTTGCTACATTGCCAAGATATACAGATGGAAAGGGAGTGCAGGTAATGGCTATACAAACGAATGCCGGAACGGGAGGACAACAGTTCTTCTTTACCTATACTAATTCAGATGGGGTTGCAGGCAGAACAAGTCAGACTGTAACAATGAATACATCAACGGTGGTGGGGAATGTGTTAGGGAGCAACACGGCAACGGTAAACGCATCAAATCCATTTATAGGGTTACAGTTGGGGGATAGCGGGGTAAGAAGCATAGAAAGCGTTACTATGCTCGGAGTAGATACGGGCTTGTTTGCTTTGGTATTAGTAAAGCCATTGGCTCAACATTGTTTTAGAGAAGTAACCGTACCCTATGAAAAAGATTTCTTAGTGCCTACAACAGATTTGGTAAGAATATACGATGATGCCTTCTTAGGGATGCTTTGTTTACCACTCGGAAGTTTGGCAGCAACAGTCCTTCGTGGGGATTTAAAAGTAATATGGAACGATAACAATTAAAAAATAAAATCATGGCAGGTTTCGCTTCAAACGACCAAATAATAAATGCTCTTAGTTTAGGGCAAAAATGGGATACGTCCTTCGGTAAAAACTTTAACCCAACAGCAGCAGCAGTAGCTAACGAATGGCACATGATGGCAAGAGGGGCGGGCAATCCTGCCGCCGATGCTATATTTGATGCCGGGGCTAACCTTACGTTTCAAGCCGTAGAAGATACTACTACTAATGCAGGATGCTTGCAGCATGGAGGGAATGTGCAGGCTTCAGGGTATAATAAATATTTATTGAGCGGCCACGTTGTATCAGCAGCAGCAACAGTTGTTCCTTGCACCGTTGCCTTACTTGATGTGATAGGGTTTTACAGAAAAACATCTGTTACTACCATTACCGCAGAGGCAACAACCAACACATTAGGACGTAGTGCAACTTTTACAGCCGATGCCGGTACAGATTTAATGACCTATACAAGCACTACAAACCTGCCAAGTAATATACTAACAGGCACAAGGGTAAGATTAACAACCACAACAACTTTGCCTGCACCATTAGCAACGGCAACCGATTACTATGTAATAAAAATGAGTGATGGTACATTTGAATTAGCCACCACCTATGCCAACGCTATTGCAGGAACACAGATAGATATTACCACTACCGGAACGGGTACACATACGATAACATGGCTATTGCCAAGATATACAAATGGGGCAGGGGTGCAGGCGATTATTTTTAATCCTGCCGCAACAGCTATGGGTGCAGCCACCCCGAACCTTTCATTAGGCTATACCAATTCAGCACAAGTAGCTTCAAGGGCAACCCCAACAGTGCTTCCCATCGGTAAGACAGCAGCAAGTAATAGCCACATTCTTTATACGGGGGCAACAGGTACGGGTAAGTATAACTACATGATGCCTTTGCAGTCGGGAGATAGCGGTATTGCAGAAATAAATACTATCCAAAACTCTGTGTCTTATGTGTCGGGAACATATACAGTTGCATTGGTAAAGGAGAT